GAATTACGACCCACGAAATCAACTCCACTAACATCAGTTAAAGGAACATTCTTTAGAAGCCCTAAACCATCGGTAGCCGTAATGACAATATTATACGGCTTATCTTTTAATACATACGGCTCTACATCCATTGTAATGAATCCGGCAAATACTGGAATACTATCAACGTAAGCCAATACCTTCCATTCGTCATAAGCGTTAGCGTAAAATGTTTCATTATTTAAAGCATCTGCGCTGTCATGTCTTGCCCGTACTTGAATGATACAACGGCTTCCTATTATAATAGGGTCGAACTTATCTTGATTACCATTAATATACTCATGCTTGAATGATACCAATGGGATTAATTCGGTTGTATCTGTAAAGGTTTGGTTATAAAACTCAACCTCTACAAATTGTCCAATCTGATTATAAAACTGTGCCTTATATGGTAAGTAATATGCCATTAGAACCCTCTCGCTACACTTCCGTTTGTTTTATCCAATAGGAACTTCAATGAAGTACCCGAAACCTCTGCCACTAACCTTTGACCGCCTACATTAGCCGCTCCCGTAATTGAACCGACATTGATACCACCGTTTGCGATACCACCAACACCACCCGCTAATGCTCCTTTAAGGAACGCACCGAATGATGAACCAACAGCACTTCCCACCGTTCCGGCAGGGTTTATAGCAGACATAATCACTCTCAACAATAATGCTTTTGCAATTGTCGCTGTCAGTTGTATAATCATTTGCTTTAAAGCCTCCCCGAATGCTTTGAATGGATTACCCGACCCACTTAATAGAGTAGTAAAAAACCCTTCTATTGCGGGAGTTAATGCGTCTGTAATTGTTTGCGCCGTCTTTAAAGATTCTTTACGAGCCTTTTCTAAATCTTCCAAATACTTTTTGAACGCATCGTTATTCTGAACTCTTAGCGGTTTTATTTCAGGAGTATAAAACTTACTCTTAATAAAAGCACCTGAGCCTACCTGCTTAATCAAATCACCTAAATCAACATTATCGGCAGTAGCCTCTACTTTTATCTTTTCAGGCTTAACCTTTAATTCTTTTACTTTTAATGGAGTATCTTTAAACAGCGTTCCGGCTGTAGCATCTTCAGACAATAATTTTTTAAGTACGTCCTCAAATAGCTTTACCTTCTTAGCTGAATCTTCTGAAGCAAATCCTATGTTTGCTATTCTTGCCTGAAAACCTGAAACAGCGTTACCACCAACGGCAGCACCTTGTAAGAAACTAAGGAACTTCCCTGCGGCCGTATTGTTACCGTCAATTATCTGTTGAACCTCTAATAAAGACTGAGCCTGTTTCTCATACTCCTTACTGATTAATTCCTGAACACCTTTAATCTTAGCCTGACGTAATAAGGCTTCGTTTAGTTTTAAAACCGAATCCGTTACCTGTTGCGTTCCTATATTCTCTAAATTGAGATTAGGCAGATAACTTCCGTATTGGTCATTTAGCTTTTTAATAGCCTCACCCCTCGCACCATCAGACAAGGCCTTGTCCCTTGCAACAGCAATCAAAGCGTTAATAGTGGATATTTCACCTGCTACTTTGCTTTGTGCCTCTGTGAAAGAAACGGCCAATTCCCTGTTAGCTTTCGCAACAGCACTCGTATCACCAAACAAAGCATTGAGCGCACCTGATAAACTACCGTACTTCTGTATGGCAACAACCACCAAAGACGAAATAGTGGAGAATCCAACAGCGATACCGGCAGGGCCAAGTAGTCCCGCTCCCAACGCTTTGAAAGCACCACCTACTGAACCTGTCTCTTTCCGTAATGATTGAAAGGAATTTAATAGTGGGTCTAAGTTGTTCGCTATACCTATAAATCCAAAGGGCGCATCCTGAGCGACCCTTGATAAGTTAGTAAGCGCAAATGTAGCTTGACTGGCAGCCGGTTTCATTTTACCCAACGCCTGACTAACCTTATTTATTCCGGCTTCCGCTCCCTGCGTTTCCGCGCCAATCTTTATTTTTAATTCAGCATCCACTATATAACCCTCCCTCTATCTTCGTGAGCTTTAATAATACGCTTAGTTTCTAACGCCTCCTCAATCTCCCATTGCTTCTGAAGTTCCCTATACTCTTCCTCTGTTGGGTCTGTTTCCAGTTTCATCACATCAAATGGAGTAGACTTACTACCTTCCTTCTGATACGGTAAAACCGAATACCATGCTAAGAACCTTGCCCTCTCCCATTCTTTTGCCTGACGTTTCTGATACATCCGATAGTATAGGAATATCTCACCTAATACCATATCGTCCCGCTGTTCGGGCATAATACCCATCTCAGCACAGCACTCATACACGTCAAGCCAATCAATTACTTTCCCGCTTTTTTTTTATTCTCCTTTGCTCCGGGGTCATTAATTGTCTTAGCAAGTAACCCTACAATCTCTAAAAAAGCAGTCCCCGCTATACCACCAATCTCATCAATCCACTCCTTCGCATCAAATAAAGTATATGGGAACTGCTTACCTTCTTTCACGAACTTATATTCTGCCGCACAAAGTAAAAGGTCAGCATATTGTGAAGGCGTAAAGGCGTTATCACCTAAAAGTTCTAATAAACTACCTAAACTTAAATTGCCGTTCCTTTCACTAAATTGACATAAAGACCAATATTTAAAATATAAGTCGATTTTATTGCCGTCAATTTCTATCGTATAAAGTCCTTTCATAAATAATTACGGTGTTATATCAAGTGTTCCTGTGCTTTCCCAACCGATAGAGAATTTAATAACCTCACCGGCTGCGAATGTTTGTTGTAATGAAGTAATGTAGCAATCAAACTTTGTGTAAAAGTTAGTACCTGGAGTACCGCTCGCAGGGTCTTGTACCCTGAATTGAAGTAAGGTTGAACCAGCAAACCAACTCAACGCATCTTCGTAGCTTACCTGAGTACCACTCGGTGCAGTATCACAAGCAGCGTTTGCACTACCTGACATACCCGGAGTGCCTACCCCTGTAATTTGACCGCAAAACGTTTCTTCTTTAGAAACAGCGTTTGAACCATCCAAACTCCAATCACTAACACATATAAGTGTTTTCCACGTTGTACCACTATCTGAACTAAATTCAGGAGGGTAATTCTTCGCCTGTAAATACGCCATCTTTCTTTTGTTTTATAATTCGTGAATCAATTGCCTAAATCTTATGAGCCGTCTCATTACACTTCCTGTTGCGCTTAACTGCATAGGGAAGTATTGGTCTGACTCTATCTGTAAATTCGTAATCTGTACCCCTGACTGAGCCGTTAAACCGTTAGTAGTAACGCTCGGCAGTAGTATGTCAAAAATCTGTTGTGCCACTTCATCTATACCGTCCTTAGTCACATAATCCTGTGTCTTGTGTACTATATCCAGTAACATAGTAGTTTCGTGGTCGAAGTGACTGAAGATTACATCCTGAACGGTAGTTTGCGTACTCATAATAACATACATGGTGCTGTTTTCAGAATCTTCTAACTTCTCATCAACGATAGGAACAGGTGACCCGTCATAGGTCAATTGCCCATCAAGTGACTGAAAGAAAGCATCCCTTATTTTTTTCTGTACGTCTATCATAAAGTACCTAATACCTTTTTAAGTGTCTCAATCAGCTTCTTTCTTTCTTCCTCGTAACTGTTAAAGAAGAACGGACGAGCCGGAAGATTAACCTGTTTAATACCTTTTCCCTTAAACTGGATGGCGTATGTTTCAAGTCCAACAGGAACATTAACCAACGCACCCGTACCAAATTCCACATAGGCCGAATAGTCTTTACTACTATATACCGTCCAACTTAACTTACCTGTTGGCTCTATTCCTATACCACTCCTTAAACCACTACCACCACCGAAATTTGCAACCGCCCGTCTTACTGCCTTTCCTCTTATCGCTTCGGCTGAATCCTGTATTTCAGCATCAACCCTTGTAGCCAGTTCACTTGACTTCTTGGATAGTTCATTTACCAACTTATCATATCCCTGTAATTCAAATGTGAACGCTTTAGCCATTACTCCCTCTCAGTTAAATTGAACTTGTAATAAAATCGCTTTTGGTCTATTATCTCATAACTCGTTATGGTAAAAAACCTGTTTTGAATAACCCACCTTGAACTTTTATTAATGTTAGTCTCTAAATCAGCACTAAACCTTACAGTCCATGTCCATGCGCTATTCAAAACAGTCTCGTTTACCTCGTTACCCCTTGACCCTCCGCTTTTCTTAAGTTCACCCCAACACACAAGAACTTCCTGATAGTTGTCTTTTTTACTGACACCTATATTATTCTGTAAAGCCCCTTTTATGTTCATTTTACCTACAGCCACGCTAACCTTTTATGAGTGTTCAAATCCCTTTTCAAATCCTCTGGAATCTTGCCCATGTCACCCCTATTTTCATAGTAAAACGTACATAACCTGAGCCAGTACATTTTCAAATCTTCTGGTAACACGGTATATCCCGCATCGTAATTCACCTTGAACCTATTAGAAGAGAAAGGTGTTATAGTCTTGAATAAGCCCCCATCTACATCATACTCCTCACTAACTGTCATTGCAGAATAAGTCCCGTAGTCCGCTTTATATTCAACGCTATTGATAGTTATTACAGGTGCATACGGTAACTCCATTTCAACCCATGCTACACCATCGTAAACAATCTCTATTTCCTGAGTGCCTAAAGAAATAACACAATATTTCTCTATTGCCTTT